CGTGCCTGATATTACATCGGTACTTTGCGAAAGGTCAGCGGTGAAATAACTTAGATTCGGTACAAATATACAAAGTACTTTGAATTACAAAGTATATTTTGAAAAAAAATTATACTTTCAGTATTTATTGAAAGTTTGGGTTATTTATTCATTGGTATTTTCATTGGTTTTTATCAATGTAAAGATAAGGAAGTTTGGTTATTAAATCCTATGTGTTGAATAAAAATGTGTATAGATAGCATAACGAATTGCGTCCATCAAATGGTTATGCGCATCTATTGGAATGTTCAATGACTTACCCGTGTTCTTATCTTGTTCCCACATGTACTTTTTACGCTCTGAATCCAGATTTATCGAATCGGATGTGTAAAATATATTGTACTCCTTTAGCTTGGTTATACCTGCAACTATACTGCCTGCGCCCTTTTTTGTTGGTGAGCAATAGAACCCAAGTCTACCTAACTGCGCGTTCATGTCTGGGTCATGTTCGGTATATACTTTGGTTCGGTTGCCTATTACTCCGTTAGCCTTTAGTATTACGGATATTTCTTTGGCCGAAATGCCAGGGGAATAGGCTAATTCCTTTACAAATACATTTTCCCCTATCCATGCCACTTTAACTATCGCGGTCGGGTCATTTGTGTACCCGTAGTCAATGCCTATAATAAAGTCTTGATCGGGAAATTCGCTTGGGTCAATTACTTTCCAGTTCGGGAAGATCAACCCTTTCAAATTACCCGTCTTCCCACGTGCATATACTGCCCACAAATCAGGGTCTTTAATGTTTTCGGTTCGAAAGTGTTCGTGTTCACTTAAAAAAGGATTGTGCCTGTGGTCGGATATAATGAGGCGTACATCGGTTGCAAGGTCATTACTATTCTTATCCGTACCTATCAACTTCTCATGTGGCCAAAACGCATAGCTTGGGTTATAGTCAATGTACACCTGCCTTCGCGTTCTCTTTGCTAATTGCCAGAAAACAAGGTAGCTAATGCCCTGCGCCTCGTTCACGAATAAATACTGCCTCTTCCCTTGCTTTGCGCTTTGCTCGTTCTCACAACTAATGAACTCCATTACCCAACCAGTTATGAATGTAATTACCCTGTCGGTTTCGTTCCAACTCTTCACGTACTTACGTAGTTCGGGAGTAGATAGGTAAATATTTTTCGCGTGCCGGTAAGCACCTTTTTTCAGATTCGGGATAGATTCGGCCACTACGCTTATAATCGGGTCAAGTGCAGGTGCATCGAATGTAATTGCACGGGTGTATAACAACTGCATTAGCGCGTACGTCTTACCGGAATCCGTGCCACCTTGGTTGATAATAATACCTTCTTTAGCTTCGTAATTGGCTTGGAATACTGGTGAGCAATTAAACATACTACTCTTCTATTTCCGCTTCACTTGAGGCCATCGGAGGGGCTGTATTGAATACATTTACAACTGGTGGGGCTGTGATCTTATCACCGTCGCTTGTTACGTCTAACTTATCACCATAGAGTTTAGGGAATAGCTTTGATAGCTCCCATTTCTTTGCGTCTATTTTTAGCCTTTGAAGTTGAACCCAGCCAGTATCAATTCTGCCAGTTTCCCTATCCCGTTGCGGTTCTTCCATGTAATCCGCCTCTATGCTATCAAACTTAGTATGCGCCATTGCTTCTTTGGCACGCGCGTATTGTTTACTCTTTTCTTTTGTTGCGTCCTTATCCAGCCACTCATAAAACACCTTATTGCTTATAGTGCCGTGCTTTTCCGTAGCCTTCCTTAATGACAACCCGCTCTCAATCAATTCGCATATTTCGGTAAATATTCTATCCTTATCCTTTTGACTGTATGCCATTTGTCTTAATGATATACGCCAAAATTACTATTTCACTTTGAATTTCAAAGAACTTTTTATTTTGTGGATAAATATTTCGGGTACGATTTGGTTAAGTGCTGAAAAAGTGGAAAGTTTGGCCTTTAGTTGTAGTTTAGATTATCAGGATATTTTTTCCTCCAAGAGAAGCCCCCGTAATGCAGCACGGGGGTTTTTTATTGCCATTTAGTAAGACTTTTAAACTTTTTTCAAAATTAATAGCCTAGAGCCATGCGGCTTTGCGCGAATTTTACTGTTTTTCTCAAAAATAATTGAAAAAATATTTGGCAAATCAATCCGATTGATAGTATATTTGTGGTATCAAAACAAAAGATAAAAACCATGCTTATCAAAATAAACGAACTGGTAAAAGGAGATAGCTTTATGTTGAACAGCGAAGGGGCTTCAACTGTTTATGTGACAGAAAATATAATCAAACTAAGCGATTGCGTTGTAAAAGTTGATGCTATCGGCAAATTAAGCGGTCGTAAAAAGTCATTTACAAAAGTAAATTCGGTTCGAGTAATAAAGTTTTAACCCCAATCCAAATAGATTAACTGACAACTCTGCTACCCACAAACAAAAAATTTCAATCAAACAAAAGATAAAAACCATGAAGCGAAATTGGATAAAATATACAACTTGGACAAACATAGAAGCTGGTTACTGCTTTGACAAAAATGGAGAGGTTATGATTAAGGTTTTTTCAAAAATGCCAAAGATATTTTATCATTCTGCATGTAACGAGGCAGGGGATTATTTTGATGAAGTAATAAAACCAACTTTATGAAAGATATGCAAGAATTTGTAGATTTTTTAAAAAAGGAAGGGTATAAGCCTTTTGAAATTCAATACGCTTGCTCCTTGCGCGAATATGGCGCAACTATGACAAAGGCTATTTATGACTTCGACATGAAATACGACAACAGAGAAATTGACGGATTCCCAGATTCAAGTATTCTAATATTAGAACAGCACTACGGGCGGAAAAGGTTAAAAAAAATGAAATTTAAAACTCTTTACGAAAAAGTGTATAGGCTTCAAAGGTGTTTGGTTGGGAGTCCGGATGAAGAAAATATTGAAGATGCCGTAAACTATTATTTAGGATGAAAAATTAACATAGATTAACTGACTAGGCTTTACTAGCCAAAACGGGTTCGCCCGTATTAATCAATAAAATAGAAACCAATGGCACTTGAAATAGAAAGACATTTGGACTGGAAACCAAATTTTAAAAATGAAATTTGGGTAACCGATAAAAGAGGGCAGGATAATTTCACAATCACCTTAAAGGAAGGAGATGATATTGAAATCCTGTTTGATTGGGATTATGGCTATGGCGGGCGCGGAAGCGAAAGGATGTACTTACCCGTTGAATTGCTAAAAGACTTGATTACCGAACTTGAAAACTCATAATTTAACCCCACCGCAAAAAAAATCACCAATAGAATAAAAACCAACCCCATGAAATGTATTAAATGTAACAGAGAAGCCGAAATGTTTTGGAAGGATAAAGAGAAACAAAACGGGCATTCAGAAACCTTCTACCGTGACATGTGCGCCTCGTGCTATGAATTAACCTACGGCAAGCGGCCCAAATCTCTTTGGGAAATAAACGAAGACAGAAAAAATTCATCACCCTCGGTTGAGGTAAAAAATTAAACATGAACAAACCCAAAAAACCTATCCGACAAATACAGCCGTACGAAATTGAAAGGGCGGAACATGAATACAGGCGCAAGGCATTGCCGTTTCAAATAATGTTAGATAAAGCCATGTCTTTAGTTCCTCTTAAAGCATACGTCACCAATGAAGGTACCGCGTTTGAGCCGCCACATAGCCACGTAGTCGATAATATTACAAAATGGCTAGACCATATCAAAGGGACCATTCAAATTAAATTAGAACAAGGAGAATTTAGATGAAGAAACACACCAAAAAAGTTGACGGCAGAAAAAACAACGGTGGCAAACGTGAAGGATCAGGAAGAAAAAGCCGTGAAGAATTAAGGCTACCACCTGTTAAACCAACCACGGTCGAAGTAGAGCCGGAAGTAATAGTTTTAGCCCGAAAAAACCATAAAACAATCGGTGGCGCATTACGATTCGCCGCCAAGTACGGGCCGGATGATGTTGTTAAAAAAGAAACTGGACAAAATGAATAATAAATTAATAAATATTTCCGAATTTGAGCCAATACTTGACTTTATAGAAGAGGCGAGACTTGAGCCAATGGCCAATCAAATTTGGCTAAATATTAGGATACCGCGCAACTTCGTTGTGGATGTAGAAAAATGCAAATCTATTTTTAAAAGCGATGCCGCAATAGATTACGTAAAATTTTCATTTGGGCAAGTAGAAGTAAATTTGAAAGGCACAATTTTAAGCCCTGAATTGTCCAGTTTTTTTATTTCCGAAATTACCAAAAGAGGCGGCGTAGGGCGGCGTAGTTGGTAGCGTTAGATGTGATTAAAAAAGAAATAGAATAAATTATTAACTTTAAAATTAAATAAAATGTCAGAAAACAAAATTAAGCACGTAGAAAAAGGATGGGGCGAATCGTCAACGTTTTTTACAACCGACGATAATTTTTCAGAAGCAGTAAGGCTAGATGAAATCAAAGAAGAAAGTAAGCAAGTAAGTAACGATATTATAATAAACGTTTATCGTGGCTACAGAGATGGTAAACTGGTGTTTGAAATGGGGGCAAGCATAGATGTTACGGTTGTGTTTCAATAGCCCGACTACCAGCGCCCTGCGCCCCCTAAAACCCATCTATAAAATCCTCATTCCTACCTAGCCCTAACGATTTAAGGTAGTTGGTGAAACTTTTGTGGTCTGTATGGCCCGTAACCAACGTTTTCGGGCTTGGCGAAGTTGCCGAACCGAAAAGCCAAATAGAAGTACAAATGTTTAAAATTAAGAACTAATGTTGATAGAAGAACAGAACGGCAATTTTGCCAAACCGATGTTACCTGCTGTTGTTGGTGGGGATGTCATTGCTTGGGGCTTAAATAAGTCAATTAATCATAGGAAGGATAGTAAATTTTCTCCTAACCTATGGAAATTCTTAACCTTTAAAAACAAGCATCTTACAAACATATTTCAAGACCCAAAAGATGGTTGTTTTTATATTGGATTAAGAGATAAAAATAACATTTGGATAGGTGCAAAACTTATGAGAGTTTTTTGTGTCGGGAATAATGCTGAAACTTTTTCTTATGCAATTTCCGTAACAGAAAAATGGAATGATGTAACTGAATGGTTTTGGTCGAAATATTTAGAAGTCGGAAGAGAAATCTATAATTTACCTGAATGGCGGTCTGTCGTACAATAGCAGGTAACGTGGTGCAGATTGCCGAAGGCGTGGCTTTATACCGCTAAACTTTAATTGAAAAACTTAATTTGATATGAGCAATAAACTTGATTTGAAAAACGAACCCCCCGCTTTTGGCAATGTGCTGTTACCTGCTGGCGTTTCTCGTGTCCTAATTACTCACGAAGAAAGTCAAACAGTAATGGAAGCATTTTTGAAAGCTGGATATGATGCTTACAGTTGCGACTTATTACCCCCAAGCGGGGAATATCCGGAAAGGCATTTGCAGATGGATTGCTTTGAGGCTATAAAGTTGATTAAACCAACATTTTTAGGAATGCACCCAGAATGCACTCGGCTTACAGTTGCGGCTAATAAATACTACAAGACAGAATATGCCGACCGATTTCCAAATATCCACGAACAAAGAGCCGAAGCAGTTGAACACTTTTTAAAATGTACCGAAGCATTGGAGCAAATTGGCTGTGGTTACATTGAAAACCCAATTGGAATAATGAGCCGACTTTACAAAAAGCCTACTCAAATTATACAGCCTTATCAATTTGGACACACAGAACGAAAAAGCACATGTTTATGGCTTACTGGATTGCCAAAATTAGAGCCGACCGAAATAGTAGAGCCTGATATTATTATTCACAAAAGCGGTAGAACTGATAGCCGCTTGCATTATGAAACATTCAAACTTCCAAAAGAAGAAAGACGAAAAGCAAGGTCAAAAACATTTTCCGGTATTGCACAAGCTATGTCGGAGCAGTGGGGTTCTTACGCTTGCAGGTAACATACACCTATACGAATCCTTTAGCAGCCCCCATAGCTTTATAATCCCTGTATGTCGGAAGCTATACAGCGTGCATTCGGGATTAATTTTCAGCATTTTATTGTATTTTTTGACCTTGTTCACCACCTTATCAATACCAGTATTTTCGGCACTTCCAGTATTTATTAGGTCTATTAATTTTTGCGTTTCGCTCGTCATGTAGGGGACATGTCCTTTTTCCCATTTGTACAATCTGTCTTTTGGGATGCCACATAATTCGCTCAAACGCTGCATGG